CACGTGCCCAAAACTGTTTAAAAGCAGAGGGGATAGTATCTATTGAAGACTTAGTTCAACGGACTGAAGTTGAGCTATTAAAAACACCTAACTTAGGTAAACATACTCTACGTGAGATAAAAGATATGCTTACTCTTAGGGGCTTAGCTTTAAAGGAGCGGGGTAGGTAATGCAACTAATGACAATAGACTTCGAAACTTTTTACTCGAAATCATACAGCCTATCTAAATTAACAACAGAAGAGTATATAAATGATGATGCGTTTGAAGTTATTGGAGTATCTATTAAGTTAGGCAAAGCCCGTACTAAGTGGCATACAGGCAGTCGATTACAGATAACTAATATACTTAATAGATATGATTGGAACGACATTACTTTAGTAGCACACAACTGTTTCTTTGATGCATCTATCCTTAGCCTTTACTTTGGTATCTTTCCAGCTAGGTATATGGACACTCTATCTATGGCACGTGCTGTACATGGTATATCGGTAGGAGGTAGCTTAGCTAAGCTGGCAGAGCATTATGAGCTTGGGGTTAAGGGCACTGAGGTTGTCGATGCTATGGGTAAATACCGTAAAGACTTTACTAAGGAGGAGTTAGCTAGGTACGGCGAGTATTGTATTAACGACACAGAATTAACTTATAAGTTACTGCAGAAACTAACACCCCACTTTAACTCGACAGAGCTAAGCCTAATAGACATGACCATTAGGATGGGTGCAGATGCCAAGCTGGAAGTAGATATGCTGTTACTACAAGCCCATCTTGACTACGTTTTGGATGAGAAAGAAAGGTTGCTATCGACTGTAGCGGCAGATAAGTCTGAGCTCATGAGTAACCCTAAGTTTGCTAAGTTGTTAGAGGAGCATGGGGTAGAAGTACCTATGAAGGTATCACCTACTACAGGGGAGAACACCTACGCATTTGCTAAAACTGATGATGGGTTTAAAGCCCTACTAGAACATTCTAATCCTACAGTACAAGCTCTAGCACTAGCTAGGTTGGGGGTTAAGAGTACATTAGAAGAGACTCGAACAATTCGGTTTATGAATATAGCTAATAGAATGGGTAGCCTCCCTATCCCTCTAAAATACTATGGGGCGGCGACAGGTAGATGGGCTGCAGGTAGTGGGCAGAAGGTAAACTTTCAGAACTTACCTAGAGGGTCGATATTAAAAGAAGCCATCGTAGCCCCACAAGGGCAGGTAATAGTAGGTGCTGACTTATCAAACATCGAGCTACGTGTGGGTATGTGGGTGGCAGGTGAGATGAGTGCTTTGAAGTTACTAGGTGAAGGGGGTGATTTATATAAGGACTTTGCTAGTAAGGTGTTTGATGTGCCTTATGATGAGGTAACTAAAGACCAGAGGTTTATCGGTAAGACATCGCAGTTAAGTTTAATCTTTGGGGTTGGGGCGGCAAAGCTACGAGCGGCTGTGAAGGCGGGGTCAGGGAAGGACTTACCCAATGCACAAGAGATTGTGGACTTATATAGATCGACTTACACAGGTGTTACTGGTCTGTGGAGTAAGTGTGGTGATGCTATTAAGGCTATGGCACTTAACAGTAATTTTACTTTTGGTAATAATGATATATTCGCTGTTGAGGGTACGAAAGGTATTAAGTTTCCTTCAGGCATGTACATGCAGTACCCTGAGTTGGCTCATGAGGTTAATAAAGAGACAGGAGAACGAGGATATAAATATAAACTTAGAAATGGTTATGATAGACTATACGGCGGTAAATTAACGAACAATCTAGTGCAGGGTACAGCCCGATGCATTATGTCAGAAGCTATGGTAAGAGTGAATAAACGGTATCCTATTGTACTGACTATTCATGATGCTTTATATATCCTAGCTCCAGAAGATGAGGCTCAAGAGGCTTTAGATTTTCTGATAGAAGAGATGACTAAAACACCCCTTTGGATGGCTGGGCTACCCCTAGATGCTGAAGGTAAGTATGGTAAAAGTTTAGCAGAGTGTTAGTAATGGCGAACAAAACAAGTAACAAAAATAGAAAGAAAAAACCTAATCCTTTTAGAGCGAGAGAGAACTATGGCTGACATTGCAGATAAAGCCAACGAGCAAGCCCAGTTAATACTGGAGAAACAAATAGCACTACAACGTGGCAAGCCACTGGATATATACCAGAACGAGTCTAATAGATGTTGGTTCTGTGACGATGATGTAGTTGATGGTAGACGGTGGTGTGATGAGCAGTGTCGTGATGACTATGAACGTGAGGTAGGGAATGAGTGAAATGGGCTGACCTTGTATTCCCCCCGATAAACCTATGGAGCTACCCTAATATGATAAACGAAGAATCAACTGTAAAACCTGTATGGAAACCAAAACAAAGCAATGCAGACGATATGCAAGTTGGCGGTAACCACTATAAAGATATGGCAATACAACCTTGGACAGTAATGGAGTCTATACTAACTTATGAAGAGTTTGTAGGTTTTCTTAAAGGTAACATAATTAAGTATTCAATGAGAGACGGTAAGAAAGATCACTCTCAAGATGCAGGGAAGGCGGCACATTACATAGCTAAACTAGCTGAGGTACAGAGGGATGATTGAAAAGATTAAAGGTTGGTTTTGCCCACCGCATAAGTGTACAAAGTTCAGGCAGTATTATGGGTTGAACTTAAAGATATGCGATGAGTGTAAAAAAGAAAGCCCCTTGTGGGAAGCGAACATAATAAAACATCAGAGGTAGCTATGATAGACGGTTTAGGGCATGATGATAGTGGTGAGAATGAGTGTGATGTGTGTAGCACAGATTTTACTGATGATGAAGGTGGAGTAACAGGATACTTTGGCATATTGCCAGTAGCGTTTTGTCCTGACTGCTTGAGTAGCATGTGTGATATGGTTAGTCAGCTTATGGGTTGGGGTGAGGAAGAAGACGAATGAAAGAGAATGACATACAAAGATTTTGGGCTAAAGTAGATATAAAAGGTGATGACGAGTGCTGGAATTGGACTGCATGTAAAACTAAAAAAGGCTATGGGCAATTTGGTATAGGTAAAGATTGCTTAGTATATGCCCATCGTATATCTGCATACCTAGCTGGAATAGCGGTGTCTCTTAACAGGCTACATACCAATGACCAAGTGTGTCATACATGTGATACCCCTAGTTGTGTAAACCCTAAACATTTGTTCAATGGGACAGCTAAAGATAATGCTAATGATAGAGATATAAAAGGCAGAACAAATAGTGCTAGGGGCACCTCCTCAGGTAATGCTAAATTATCCGCGCAAGATATAGTTAATATCAGAACCGCTTACATTGAAGATGGAATTGCACAGAAAGACTTGGCTATGCAGTATCAAGTTCACCCCGCTCACATATCTAAAATAGTAAACAATAAAAAATGGTCGTGGGTATGAAGGCTCCTAGTTTTTCATATTCTAGTTTATCGCAGTTTATAACTTGCCCAAAAAATTACGAGGCACACAAGGTTTTAAAGTACATACCGTTTACTGACACAGATGCCACACTGTACGGTAAGGATGTCCATTTAGCAGCAGAACACTATATAGGGTCAGGCACCCCGTTGCCTGAGAAGTACAACTATATTAAGGGCTATCTTGATACATTAAATAATATCAAGGGCGATAAGTTCTGTGAGCTTGAACTGGGCATTAAGTTAGAAGGTGGCGAGTATAGCCTATGTGATTTTGAGGCGAAGGACAGATACTGGCGTGGGATTGCTGACTTAGTAATTGTAGACGAGGCGGCAGGTAAGGCGTATATTGTGGATTACAAGACAGGTAAATCTGCCAAGTATGCGGATACCAAGCAACTTGCACTACTAGCGGCGGCTGTATTTTTAAAGTACCCAGCAGTTAAAACTATTAAAGGAATGCTGTTATTTGTAGTGTCCCAAGAAGTAGTGAAAGCTGAGTACACGTATGACAGGCGCTTTGAGATATTTGATAACCTGAAAGAAGTTTTAATGCAACGTGAAGTAGCATACGAAACAGGTATCT